CTTGTTTTGTTAAAGAACAAGAGGGAGAAAATGAAGAGGTCCGAAATGTTAACCAAAGTAAGACCGTTTTATGTTTTTCCTGGTGCTCTCCGGGTTTTGTTTACAGTACTAGTGGACAGTGTCCTACCGGCGTTACCTACTTTTCTAGAAGATCCGAAGTCAATATCGGCTCTTAGGTTTAGTTGGGCTAATGGTGGTGCAGCTGATCTTATGCAATGGATGTTTAGTGTTCAAGAGACACTTAATGCTATTGTGTATGGTGATGATGGTTTGTGGGTGATAGTATGTAAAGATCGTTCCAGATGGTTGGTTACTTTAGATATCAGTGGGTTAGATATGTCTATATTTAGAAATATAGCTTTCGCTTACTATCAACTGACAAAAGATGTCTCTACGTGGGACGGTGCTTGGGGAGCAATAGCGGGTTTGCATGCAAAAATGATAACTGAGTGTCAAGTACTAATATACAAGGCAGCTGTTGTTTTGAAGACGTTTGGGTTGGCTAGTGGATTGAATGGAACAACGGGTATTGGTATTGTTGCTTCTGCTGATATTGTCCTGGAGGCGAAAACCTTTATGGATGGTGTAGCAGATGGTAACGATTTGAAGACTCGTCTAAACAAGTTCTGGCCACACCTTAAAACGAGTATGGGCTATACTGTAAAACCAGGTAGTGTTGTGATTGAAGAATTGTCAGGGGCTAGTGGTTCGGACGACTTGTTTCGTACTAAAGGTACATTCCTTGGTATGACTATAGAAGAACGGATTTACAAAGTAAGAGGTGTAGAAAAGAAGATTCCTATACCTGTGCCTGATGTTCCCTCTTTTGCTTCCAGTTTGGTACATTATTCTTTGGAAAATGCTGATGTACATAGTATGAAAGCTGCTGAAGGTGTTAAAATGGTTAGAATATTTGGTTTGTTGGTTTCAGGGGGTTGGACTAGTTCAGCCTTCTATAAACTTGCGTCCGAATTGTGGTCACGTTATGTAAAACTTGGCCATGAACCGTTCAATGTTGGGGAGGAGTTAGAGGTTCCTGCAGGAGCTGATCTTATTGGTGCTACTGCAGTGTCGTGGTTGAAGAAAGTCAAACATGACAAGAACAAGGAACTTCCCCCTATTGAGTGGTTTGTCAAACTGTACACTGGGGTGGCTGTTGATGGTAGTGAGGAGGTGCCTCATGTTAAACACACCAAGGCTTCCGCCGGTAGGTCCGACCAAGAATATGAGGAAGTGTTTTCTCAGGCGGAGGACAATGAAGGTGCAGAAGAGAAATCTGTGCCAATTATGCAAGTAGTAAGTGAAGAAGATGAGTTCGCAAAGGCTTTTCAGGAAGGGGCAGAGTTGGAACATGAAAATGTAGGTTCAGTTGCAACAGTAGAGAGAGGGGATGTTAAGTATGAAACAGTGACTCCACATAGTGGAGGCGTGAAATTCATATCATATCTCCGAGCACTACAATTACCCAAGAATGAGTTGCTAGATAGGCTCAAACAGGCCCGTAGGGCTCGTGCCGCACAGATTCGTCTCGATCGTGCTCATAAGAAGTTACAGGAACATAGAGATTACAGGTCTAAACATGGTCTGAAG